CCCAACAGTCTCTGAATAGCTTGGAGGACAGTCAAAATCGTTGACCTGAGTCGACGAAATCAACGAGTCCATTAAAGCTAACCGTTTTTCCTTCTTTTCTAAAGGTTGCTGAAACCAAATCGCGAGTCGCCTAGACCTCGCAGACTTTGTCTCAGGGGACAACCTTCCCCTCCACCCCTCCCGGCCCGTGAAAACGAGTACTGGGCGACGTATAGCAGAAAGACGCATAAAGTACCTGATGGTACAGCGATCCTTCGAGCCAACGAAGTCCAAACCGAACTTCCACGAAGCCGTCTCCCGCGCATTCAAGACGGACAGCTCAGTAGACACGCTATCCTCCGGAACCCAAGTGGCCAATGACGTCGAAACGACGACGTTGTGACCAACAGGGGCAGGAGGAACGTCAAACTGCGGCTGCTCGCTGGGCGCCAAACGAAAGAGTTCAGAGAGTCTAGAAGCTAAGGTCCCGCGGAACCCGAGCTCGAGAAGAGTCAATCTAGTTGACCTCAAGAGCCCGAGATGCCAGCGGAAGAAGACGACGCCCGCTCGAAAGCGGACGCCGTTCTTCAACCCAGCGACGAACATTCTCAACTCACGCGAAAGGGAGTTCACGTACTGCGAAGAACGAAGTCGCCCAAATCGAAGGGTAGGGATCACCCGAAGGTGAACCCCTCTCCAACGAAACAGAGTAGAGTTCAAGGAACCATACTCAGCGGCGACAGACGTCTTAGTACGCTCGACCTCCAACCCCAACTCACCAACCAGCTTCATCCAGGCTTCAGACACACGAGGTGTCGAAGAAAAAAGGATGTCGTCACCGTTGATCAAGCAAGGAACCTTCTCCGCAGCTGCAGGACTTAAGCCCTCAGATCGCATAGCCCACAAAAAGGCAAAGCGGTTCTGAAGACAAAGAAGAGGGAAACTTAAAAAGCTCCCCATCATCTGTCCTACTCGCGGCTCGATACCGCCCGGCGCAAGACTCTCATGGAAGAGAGTAGGCCGAAGTATCTTCAAGGCTTCCTGCTGAAGACCAGCGGGCACACAAGCTGAATTGGCGAGGAGGGTCCCCAATATCCTTTCGGCGGCCTCAATCGACAACTGATCAGTTGCCGACTTATAGTCGCCGGAAGTGAGGACTTCCCCGTCTTCCTTCCGAAAGCCAGCTCTAGCAAGAGAGGCGTCCGTCACGTCACCCACTGAAAGCCAACGACAACGTCGTAGGCGATCATAGATGGATGTGTGAAGGGGCTTCAAAAGTAGAGTCTCGCCGGAAAAC